GCAGACCCATACCGGGGGCGGCTGGGAGCGTGAACCCGTCCTCGTGGCTCATCGCCTTGCCAAACAATATCGGACGCCGCAACCAATCCATCATCCCGCGATGCCCAGAAGATGCCTGCCAGTGCTGTTCGCACAGTTCGGCCAGGCCTTCGAGCGCAGGCCGCGCAGTGGACATACCGATGCGTTCACCGGGGGCGAAGATGACCAGGGGGATCTCTTTCAACGTCGTCGTGCCGGATTCGTATTCCACCCAAGCCTCTTTCCCCTGCGTGTCCTTGGCCTTGCGGTAGGTCTGCCATGCGCCGGGCGTCAGCACGCGGATTTGCTGCACCTGCTCCCGCGTCCATTCATCCTTCTGGACTTCCACGTTCTCGAAAAACCGGAAATGCGTGAGCGTCGGTTTCCCGCCGACCATCTCCCACCATGCGTCAATCACGTCCGCAGCGGCGATGTTGACGAGGTACGGCCCCCATCCGTTTTCGTCGCGGGCAGCGACCGTGCGCGGCTTCCAAGTGTCCTCCTGCTCGTCGTAATACTCGACGCCAAACACACCTTCGCGGGTCTGCACTTTGGAGTAGTCGACCAAGATGAACGTGACGCCAGCATGGAGTCCAGCCTTAAACGCCTGCTGCGACCAGACGGCAAGGTTGTTGCCGCGTTTGTCCACGTCCTCGGCAAATGCCTCGAACTCGCTGGACGGGTTCTCAATCTCAGGGTCACGCGAAAAGACCTGGCCCGTGAGATAGTTGAGGGTGCGGACATAGGAGTCAATGAGGAACGTGTGCGCCAGCCGGTAGTCATAATCGGCCTGTGCCTCTGCCCGGCCCTTCGGGAGATACCGCGTCCCCGCCTGCCTCATGGCCTGCGTACCGCCGATCAGGGTTTGCGGCAGCGCGAAAAGGGCAGCATGTTGCGCGAACTCCGGCCCTCTGGTGTCAATGCTCATTTGCGCCTCCGAAATTTAGTCCAACTCTCCCTCTTCGGCCATGATTTTCCGCCGTCTCGCGTAATCATTCCAGGCGCACCAGCCACCAGCCCGGACCCCTGCGTACATGGCCCATCGCGTCACGAAACCCACGCCCAGTTCCTTCATGGCCTCAAGGAAAACCCAATCCGCTTGGGCGCGGGTCATCGTGCCAAACTGATACAGGTAGTCATGGAGCAGGGCAGCCTTGTTGTACTTGCCGAAGGGGGGAAACAGGTTCCACAGTCCACGCGGCACGCTCGCGCCGTCAGTCACGAACCCGGCGGGGATGACATACGGCTGGCCGTTGATGAGCACCGCCACGTCATTGATGAGCTTCCGGGCGCGGCCCGTGGGCAGGTCGTGGTAGTACGGCTCAACCGGAAATTTGATAGACCATGCCGTCATTGCGCCTCCAACAACAGACGCACCGCGTCAATGATGCGGCTGTCCGTCTTTTGCTTGTCCAGCCCGATGAGCGTGGAGTTGCCGTCCCGTGAGTACGTGAGCCCGGAGATGTCCTGAGAGCCGATGCGCGTGTAGCTGGCATGGTAGCCCTCTGGCGTGGCGATGGAGATGGTGGAGCATCCAGCTAGGGCGATGCAGAGTAATACGATGGTGCTACGCATCACAAACCACCTCCCAAGCCTCACGGTAAAAATCATCCCACGTATGCCGATGCGGTTTCCCCGGCCTCCACGCTGCAGTGTACTGGTCCCACGCGCCATCCACGTCATCGCGGGTCGGGAGAGCGCCGGGCAGCGTCCAAAGGAGCAGTCTGGCGAAACATGCCGCGAGCACGTCATCGCTGGCGAGCTGATGGTAAACACTGTCCACGGTCCCGGCGTTGCCGAGCTTCCAGCACACGTCTTTGGCCCAATGGCTCGTCCTGGGATGCCGCAGCACACCAGCCACTCCTCCGCCTTTCTCAAACTGCCAGAGTCCCATCGCGGGGCCACCGATTTGCTTGCGGTGCGTAAGTCTAGATTCCTGCATCCCGATAGCCAAGAGCATGGCCCTGGCCGCATCGCTGTCCATCATGGGCGGGAGGATGCGCAGGGCGGGTTCGATGATGTTGGCGAGCGTTGTTTTCATTCCTTCCACCTTCCAATGCCCATGTAGAAGAGCACGCCGAGGAACAGAATGAACCCGTAAATCACCACATTGCCTATCGCTTTCTTCAGCTTCCGCATCCAGGCTGCGAACTCACACAACTCTGCCGCATCCTCGCGTGAGATGCCAATTGAGCATGAGTTTTGACGCACTGCGAGGGCTATGGCGTCGATGTCGGCTTTGGTCAGGGTTCGTTCGTCCACCGTCACTCCGTCCATCGCTGAAGGGCCATATTCGTTCCATTAATAAGCGGATAAATGGGCCGTTGTAACAGACCGATGTACAACGGGGTATTCAAACGAAATAAAATAACCTCCGGCATCATTGGGGTGGTCATGGCCAGTTTTTTTGTCGGGTTCGCCCTTGTCATCCCAAGATTGCTGCTCCAATGAATCGGCATAGGTCGGGCACATCTCATCGTTAACCAAGTATCTGCGCTCGCCAGCCGCATTACAGAACATGGCGTTCATGGCATTGATGCGGTCCTTGACGGGCGGGTTTGAATTGGGGGCAAGCACTTGGAACCCGGCCTGCCTCAAGAGCGCAATGTCCGTTTCCGACGCCCGAACCGACTTCCGCGAATCTCCCGAAGCATCCGGGTAAACACGGATTTGACACGTTGGCAGGTAGTCCTTGCCGTCATGCTTCCAGTATCGCTCTTTGATGCGCCGGATCATATCTGGCGTGTCATAGCCGTTGACAAGCTCATCCACCGCACGCGGCATCCCGTCGCGCTTGACGTGAATGACAGCGGCCATTTTGCCCACGTTGAAGTCCATGCCGATGTAAAGCGTTTCGCCTGGCTGGATCGTGTCTCGGCATCTGTTCAGTTTGCGGTCATAAGCGGCATAAACTGTGCCGGATTGGAGGTTCACAAATTGGCCGTTGATGTAGGCTTCTATCAACTGCGCCGGGTAGGATTGCAGCAGGGACGGAATATAGTCGTCAGGAAGGTTGATCTCGTTATCGTAGGTGCTGGCCCTAACAATGCCGTAGAGCTTCGCAAGTTCCGGCTTGTCGTGCACTGCCTTAACAAACTGGTGGTAAACGAACTTGAACCCTTCCGGCGTGGTTGTAACATCAATACCATTGCGCAACCCTTCCGCTTTATAACGCATTCGGGCGATGATCTTGCGCCACGCTGTGCGGGCCTTGTCCATCGGCATAACGTCGATTTCGTCTGCCAGTGCATGGCCGATTTTAAAACCAATGATTGTTTCAGGCCGCTCCATAGAGCGACACATGATTACGCCGCGCCGCGTCCTGCCGTTGAAAACATGCACCTCATTGTTTGCAGACCTGATCTGCACGCGCAAACCCCACTGGAAAAAACACTCTTCAACCGTGGGATAAAAAATATCGCGAATCTGTGGGTATGTTGGCGCAAAATACCCGGCATTGATACCGGGATGCCGCCAGAAGTGCCGGGCAAGGCCAGCAGAGCCGACAAAGGTTTTCCCGGAACCGTAGCCAGCCACAAAGGCGCAGAACTTGTTATTCATCCCAAGGAACTGCGCCTGCGGGATGTTCAGCTCTGGACGTATGACAAGAGGCTTACTCACGGTCACGGTCATGGTCACGCTTCCCGCTCACCACACGCACTTCGATTGCCGCTGGCTCTCCGCTGTCGATCTCTTCCGGCTTCCTGTCGAACATGCCCAGATGCTTTCCGAGCAGTTCCAGTGCCTTCATCTTGTCGTGAGTCTTGAGCGCCAGAGAACCGCTGCCGTCTCTTGTCGTGGTCGCGCGCACCTCTGCAACAAGGGCGGCCTCGTCCTCGGTCAGATCTTCGCTATTCCGCAACGTCAGCCCGCCCGGTCCCCACGACATGACGGCGCGGCTATTGCCAAAAGCAACACGGGCCAGCTCATTCAGCACTCGATCCTGGGTTATCTCGGTGCGTTTCTCGCGTCGGGACTGCGCGGCCCTAATCGCCTCTCGTATATGACTTTTTGCAATCAGCCTTTGTGCCATGGTGCCAGCCGTCTTTTTACTGTAGCCTGCACGGATAGCAGCCTGTGTGGCGTTCAGGTCCACCAGGTATTCGAACACAAATTTCCGCTGTTTCGGCGTCAGTTCAGCCATCCTTAACCCTTCGCTTTGTCTTCCGTTCCGCCACCAACATTGCCAGCCTGATGCCCTCGTCCTCGCATGGGCATGCTATTCGCTCGTTACCACACGCTACTGCGCATTCTTTTGGGCCGCGTGTGATTTGAGCCCTACGGCCGAGAATCATGATTCTATATTTAGCACGCATTTAGATCTTTGTAAACACCTTTTGTACCTTTTGCGCGCGTTTTTGGCGGGAATAATCTGTAGCGAATGATTTCAAGCGCTTATGGCCTCCGCTACAGATTGTGAAAAATTCTGTAGCTAGTTATAGTATTAGTTTTATTAGATAAATACAGAATATACACTACTACATATTTTTTATAAAAGTATAGAATAGGAAATAGAAGTATATAAGTATAGGAGGTATAATAGTACAAAGTAAGAAAAAAATCGAGAATAGGAAATTCTGTAGTTGCGTACTTCGTGTATTTATTAGTTGTTTACTATACTCTTCAAAAACGCTATAGTGGTTCATGGAGGTAACAACTATGCATAAACGATTGAAAAGAGTGGAGAAATTACTCCACAAAGCGCTTGAGGCCCAAGACCCAGGGTCAAAACCACACGGTCAAATTTCCGAATCTCTGGACGTACTTTTCGAAATTTTCGAGGAATTTAACGACCGAAATCGTCAAAGACGCGAATCATTGCGAAAGTCGTGGACCGAAGAAATGCGCCAAAAAATCTCGAGGGCTCAGAAAAAGTCGTGGACGTCTGAACGCCGTAAAGCCCACAGCAAGGCTATTTCGGACCATTGGAAAGAATTCAGAGATTCATACACGTTAGAATTTGTGGACCGTTCTGGCCAGTCGTATCTTGTGGAAGGTTGGGATAATATTGAAAAAGAGTCAGGAATGAGGAAAGGAACAATTCTTGCTTATCTCGTTCCCAGCTCAAAAAAACCACCACAATTTACTGACCAGCATGGCGAAATTATAACAATCCGTAGGCCCAAAAAAAATATTTAACCACCTATTTACAAAGTTCGAGAACCAGAGTATACTTACTTTTACGTCGGTCGGGGCGCGTCGTGTAGTATCCGCCATTGCCAACCTCTATCTATATAGATACGGGTTCGGTCTCCAAGGGTCCCCACGTCAATCACCCTCAGCAAGTGACAGCCCCGACCGGCTCCATCTACGTTTTGCTGAGAGCGTAGAAACAAGCTGACGGCTGAGGGCAGCTTATGACGTACAAGAAGGGGATCACATGGCAAGAAAAAAATCTACATCATCACAGCCTTCTTCAAAGGCTCTTGAGCTTGGCGAAATAAAGCTTCTTTCGTCAGGTCTTACTTTATCAGACGCCAAAGACCTTGGAATCGAGATTTTGGACGCGGCGCAAACATCGCAGCTTCATCCTTCTTTCAAAAGTCTTTGCAGTCTCAAAATCAACTACTATGACCATCTTGGCAATCCTTTACCGGATTGGCCAAAGGCGCCGCCGTTCTATCGGGTGCGGTACCTTGAGCAGAATACGGATTTTGCTAGTCTCACGGACAAGAAGCCAGTGAGGTACGTGCAAGAGCCGAACACCGCACCAGTCGTGTACTACCCCAAAAATTTTGATTGGTCGGAATTCGTCAAGGACCCGAACCTGCCGTTGATAGTGACGGAAGGTGAACTCAAGGCAGCGAAAGCCTGCAAGGAAGGGTTCCCCACCATAGGTCTTGGTGGCGTGCACAACTGGCGGAGTCGTAAACTCGGTATAGATTGGCTCCCCAGTCTGAAGCCGATTGAATGGCTTAGACGGAACGTGTATATCTGTTTTGATTCGGACTACCGAACGAACCCGCTCGTGTGCCTGGCACTTCGTGAATTCGCAGAAGAGCTTGAATTGAGAGGAGCGTTTCCTCATCTCGTGAGTCTGCCTCAGCTGCCTGGTCTTGACAAGGTGGGCCTTGATGACTTCTTGGTGTTCGGCGGTAAGAATGCGAATGACATATTCAGAGACCTCTTGGCGAATGCCGAACCTCTTGGCTTGACTGATCCGTTGTGGTCACTGAATCAGAAATATGTTTATGTCCGTGAACCTGGAATGATAATCGACCAGCAGAACCTTTGCAAGACGAGTCCAGGTGCATTCAAGGACCACTTGGTCGCCCCAATGAGGTACCAAGAAAAACAACTCAAGTCGGACGGGTCTGTCAGCTATAAACCTGTGTCAGCGGCTGCCGCATGGCTCAAGTGGCCTTTGAGGGCGGAAGTTCAGAAGATTACATACAAGCCAGGATGCGGGAAGTTCGTGACGAGTCCGGTGCCGATGTTTAATATTTGGCCGGGTTGGGGTTGCACTCCAAGAAAAGGAGACATAAAACCATTCTTGAAGCTGCTCGATCACTTGTTTACCGGTGCTGAAGAGAACGCCAAGAAGTGGTTCCTCAGTTGGTGCGCATATCCATTGCAATACCCAGGAACGAAGATGTTCAGCTCGTCGGTATTCCATGGGATTCGGCACGGGACTGGCAAGTCACTGATTGGGTATTCACTTGGAAAAATCTATGGGAAGAATTTCACCGAGATTTCCCAAAT